CTCATAGTTAAACCTTCTGGTAAAACTGCTCGAGCTTGTTCTTTGGCTATGCCAGCTTTCAATGCCCAATCGTATGCTTTCTTGCATCTTGCAATAATCACTTCTTGATATGATTCCCATATATAATTAATAGAATCATCGTGATCTAATGGAATAGAATTCTGTCTATTTTTGTGATCTTGTAATCTTGCTTCTCGTGTAGTAAATGCAACATCCATATCTTGGACATCTGCATATCTTTGAGAATATTCTTGAAATGAGAAAGATCTATGTCTTAAGATTTGCCTTGCGATATCTCTTGTGGTTTCGATCTCTAAGCAAACATTAACCATTTCAAGAGGTGACCAATGTTTGTGTTTAATTAAATATTTTACAAGTTTCTCTGAAGTCTTTTCATTGAATTGACCTTTTGGGTTTGAGACTCTTGCACAAAAAGCAACCAACTGAAGAAGATCGCCTTGTATTTCGAATTCTTCAGCTGGTTGCGAGTATGATATAAGTTTTACGTTCAAATCACTTAATCCTTTGTGATTAATATATGTATATATTAAAAGTTAAATGCAGTTGAAAATACGATAGAATCCATAGCTTGGCCATGTCTTACACCGTCGTAAACTGTTACACCCACAGAAAGCTTTTCATTAATATTTTTGCTTGCTGAAAGTGATAGGAAATCATCACCGTCTTTATGTTTCCCGTAACCGAGTTCCATATCGACAACATTGATAAATGGTACACCTTGATGTAATTCCAAATATCCTTGATCTCTATTATCTGCATTAACATAATATGCTAAACGAGTATGTCCTACTCTGCCTCTGACAAAAATTTCTTCTGTGTCAGCTATATCGGCATCGTAATTATACTGAATAACACCTGCTCCTAGGACAAAATTGTCCGTGAGATTTAAATCATATCCCCCGTACAAATCATATTCCCAGTCTGCAGCATTGCCAAGATCTACTTGACCTGCCCATGCTCCTGCATAGAATCCATTATTTTCATAATGTCCCCTTACATTAAAGCTTGGGTTACCCGCATTCTGTGAAACTCCTCTCCAGAAATAATCTGAATCAAGTCCAACAGTGAATTCGGTATCAGCTTGGATTGCAAATGATGGTATCATTAATAGAGCACTTAATAGCGCTGTTTTCATATTCATCATTATTTCTCTCCTTGTACGAGAGTATAAACTCCCCATGCTAAACCTACCCACGCGAGTAGTTTGGCAACACCACCAAAAAGTAACACACAACCACATATTACAATAAGTAATACTCCGTCATGTGATGTTCTTTCGGGCATTCTTGCCACTAGCCAATCTTTGGCTTTAGTAAATATATTCATAGATTTCTCCTCTATATTTTGAATTCGGTGAAGTCTTTACTTTCCCTATCACCGAACGTATTTATCGGTCCAGTATCTGGTGCCATGTCAGACATGATATCAGACTGTGCCGACTCCTCTACATCGTATAATTTCATTCTAGACCTATCTATACCAATTACAAATCTTTTGTATTTAGTAGGGTCATTATAACGATTTTTCAATTGTTTTACCATCAGTTGGCCTAAACCTTCAAGTTCCTCTGTTGAAATGAGAGCAAACATTAGGTCAGCCGTAGCTGGTAATCCAAATGATTCCGAAGTGTCCTCTAAACCAACATCTGTATTACTAAAACCAGATCTGGTTGTTTGCGTTGCGCTAACAATAGGGACATTAAATTCAACCGCCAAACCACGTAGCTCTTCAGCTATTGCTTTGATATATGAATAGGTATTTATACTTCCACCTAACCCTCGGACGCGACTAGATGCACAAATGTTTAAATAATCTATGTAAATAATATCAGGTTTGAAGTTCTTTTTGAGCTTTAACTCGTTGAGTAATGCTCTGAAATGTCCAGTATGGGCTGCACCCGTTGGATATTCCTTTACAATTAGTTTACCTACATGTCCATGAGCAATCTTTGAAATCTTTTGGTCAAAGACATTCTTAGGCATATTTTCTAATTGTTCTATTGGGAAATTCATAAGATTAGCATCTATTCTTTCTGCGATGCGTTCTTCTGCCATTTCCATTGTTATATATAAAACGTTTTTACCTTGATCAATATTTGCTGCTGCACAATGACACATGAATAGGGATTTACCTACACCAGTACCAGCTAAACAAATATTCAATGTTTTATTCGGTAAACCGTCTTTTGTAATTTTGTTAAAATAATCTAAATCAAATGGAATTCTACTTTCGACTTTATTATAAAATTCATATCTATCGTCAGAATTATCTATATAATCGTGTCCAATATTAGGATCAAAAGACACACCAAGAGCATTAGTGAGTATTTCAGGAATAACTCCTTCACCTCTCTCGTCGTTAGATTTTCCGTCGATAATTGATATTGATTCCATGATCGCATTATAGACAGCCTTTTCTTGACACCATTTTTCGCTTTCTCGTATAATGTACTCATGATCGATATCTGATTTTTCCTTACATTCATGAATAAGTTGATTAGCTTGATTTAACACATCTTCTGGTGCATTAACTTTTTTCAACTCTAATTCTAATACTTTTCCTGACGGTATCTTATTATGTGCATTTACAAAATCAACAATAAGATTGAATACAACCTTATGGCATCCTTCGAAATAATCTTTTTTAAGATACGGTATTACCTTTCGGCAATATTCTTCATCATTGATTAAGTGGCTCAGTACGTGAGTCGGTATTTGTGTCGATATGTCCAATTTTTGCTTTTCCATTATTTAGTGAATCATACATAACATAAGATAGAATATCACCTAAGTGATTTTTAAATTCTATATCAGCTATAAGTTCATCGTGTTCAAATTTGCCGCTATCAGTAATAGTATAAGTAAAACTCATAGTAGCAGTATCTAGCTCAGGTGTTTCTTTAATTGATACACTTCCGTATATAAATTGTACTCCTTGCCATTTTCCAGTTTTTAATTCGACTCCGTAGAAGTCTTCTGTTTCTTTTTCCAAGAATACAAAATCGGCATCACTAATGTCAGTCCTCATCTATACTCTCCGTTCCATCGATATTTACATCCAAAAGCGGTTTATGTCCGATTTGGTAATGACCTTTGATGAATTTTTTGAAGTCTGTTCCTTCAAAAATTGGTGTCCAAAAATCCTTCTCAAGAGTATCTTTCTCTCTGACTTTCGGGTCAATAAGTTCTCCAGTTTCACGGTCAACTCTGCAATACCAACCGTTAGAAGGCTTAGCAACGTAATTACCAGCAAGAGCAACATCCAACAGACCACTGTAACGCTCAATCCCACCTTCCCAGCTAACTGCGATAGGTACTTTAGATTTTTCTTTAACAAAACGCGATTTCTCCACATTGATTACAAAATTGTAACCTTTTATTTCGGTACCTTGTTTATTTTGTTGGCGACCGAGGATCCAAATATTATCAGCTGAGTAATAAATTCCTGTACCACCTGAAACGATAGCTTTAGGAAATAAGCCGATTTCTTGATATGTATGATTAACAGCCAATAAAGGAATGTTTTTCATAGTTAGATATGGAGTTGCCATTCTAAATAATCCTTTAAGAGCTTTTGCTCTTGACATATCTGCTACACCTTTTTCATTTAGTGCATCTTCTAATTCTTTCTTCGAAGCCAAATTACCAATAGAATCGATAACAATACAAACTTTATCTCCTCTTTCAATATTATCTAATTGACTAACGAGATCAAATTTAAGTTGTTCTACATCTGTGATTGGTGTATGTAATACTCTACTAGTATCTATACCAAAAGATTCGAAATAGTTCTGAGGAGAACCAAATTCTGAATCATAAAATAAAAGAACTGCATCATCATGTTCTTTTAAATATGCACCTGCCATTAGCAGCGCAAAGCTTGTTTTAAAATGTTTAGATGGACCAGCTAATACTGTTAAACCAGAAGTTAGTCCTCCATCAACATCACCAGATAAAGCAACATTTACCATTGGAACTTCGGTAACTACTATATCTTGTTCTTTAAAGAATACCGAATCAGACAAAACATCTGTTGTTTTGATTTTCGAATTCTTTTTCAATTTATCCATTATACCCATATCTTACCTCCAGTGGTTCTTTTGCGGTCTTAATTTCATGGCACTTTCTTGCCTTCTCCAACGTGCAATACCTTCGGCTTTTTTGCGTTTACGTTTTGCGGTTGGTTTTTCATAATATTGTCTTTTACGACACTCTTGAACTATTCCTGCTCTTTCACAAGCCTTTTTGAATTTGCGTAAAGCTACATCAAAAGGCATTGGTTTGGCAGGTCGTTTATCCCGAGGATTTCTATTCTTTCTCGGTGTTAAGTCTATACTTGGCATGTTTCTCCTAGTTATTTATACATATGGGGTATATTATACCATAAAATCAGACAATTGTACATGGTTATTTCCCCATTCTTTTCGTCTATATACTTCTGGTGAGAGGTGAACCGATGAAACACTTTCCATCTTTTCTTTGGCATATCTTTCCCCGTTTAAAAGTAACCATTCCTCAGGATACTTTACCCTCTGCATTCCGAGCTCATCCATCGTTGTGGTCCACTCGGTTACTGCATCCATTCTTTGCCATCTTGTTCCCCAGAATGGTTTGTCCTTATAATACCCGGTTTTTGGTAATCTTCTTTCTTCAGTTTCAATTGGCCATGGAGTAGAATATTCTACCGGTATTCCTAAACTATCTCCAAATTCTTTCCATTTTTGTAACATTTCTCTAATATCAACATTTAGCCTACACACATGATGTCTTATGTCGATATTACCAAACGACATAGTAATTCCCTTTGGATCACATTCTGCCATATGTGATCTAACATATTCGAAATTATTATTAATTTGACCATTTAATGTTAAACCATCAGTTTTGATAACCATTGAATTATGTGGTGCATAAGCTGCAGTATGTGAATCACCAATTGTTAACCATGGAAGTTCAAATAGATCTGTTGATTTTAACGGTTTTACTTGTGCACATTTATCTGATATTTTATCACACCATTCTTTATCTTTTACGTCTTTTCTTTTCTTTAACATCGCACCGTAATCTGGCATATCAATATCTAATGAATATATTACGTTTGCTTGTAAGAAGTTATTGATTCTTTTTTCTAAGTCTTCATTAAAACCAGAGAATAAATTAAGAGATCCACCAAAATTAACACCATGATCTAAATACAACAAATCTGTTTGTTCACCATCATGATTGATTTCAACGCCTAAATTTTCTGACCATGTTCTTGCCCAACCATATCCATGACTATTCTTTTTTCGAGGTATTTTATTAAATGTGCCAGTTATCATAAATCTTTATCCCATTTTCTATAGCTATCAACTGTTTCATATAGTGTTTCATCTTGTAATATCGGTTCTGCACCAACATTCCAAAATAAAATATCTTTACCTGTATTTTTTGGAATATATCTCCATGCTTTTGCATCGTATGTTCCTATACTTGGAAATGGAGGCATTTCTTCTTCTTTAATCGAAGTAGTAAATGCTTCTGGTGCACTTATGATTTTTGCTCTACCGGTTTCTCCTGCTTTCATATTTCTTGCAACTGCAACCGCAGTAAATTTAGCATTTGGCCATGCGATTTGAAGTGCTCTTGAAAGTACACCCGTAGATATAACTGTATATACTTCTTCTGGTTCTGGTATACTTCGTGCAACTTTTACTAAACCTGCTGTGACCATTTTATGTTTTAGGCCTAATGGAACAAAATAATATCCATTCTTTTTTGCATCTTCTTGAGCAATCTTATTTAAATTAGGCATTGCTGCTATTCGATGAAAACTTACTTCGGCTCCTCTTTCTATGCAACAAGCTTGATGATGTGATATTCTTTTACTAGAAGGCATATATAATCTTACTTTTTTGCCGTGTTTTTTAGCAACATCAAGTAAACTTACACCTGCCAAACCGGTACGTGGTTGAACATATGCAATGGTATCCTCTTGAACACCACTTATTAAACAATCTCCGCCTCTTACTTTTGTTCCTGTAATAACGTCATCTCTTACAACTCTAATTCCATTGTGTTCTATGACACATGGTTCCATATATGGATCTGTCCAATCTTTGGCTAAATCTAAATAATATTCAATAGCTTCATTAGCTTGCATCATACCAATATCTTTATTAAATCCATCTTCGATATGTTTATTATGACTCAAGTTTAAACTCCTTTGGAAAAATCCAATCTCTTGGAATTCTTTTTGTTGGTCTTTTTGCACCTTGAGAAATTGCCATGTGCTTATAAAAGAAACATGTTTTATCTTCAATATTCAAAAGCTTTTGTCTTACCATTGGATTGCGTGGATCTTCGACTAATTGTTGCATTTGATCCATCCATATTTCTGCAGCTTCGTTTTCTGGTATAAAATGACCATCAACAATATTATATTTTACTTTACCGTTAAGATTTTTACCACCAAATATTTGTTGCATTCCATCAAAATGACCTGTTCCTCCAAATAACACAGATTCAGGATCAACTTGATGCGGCCATGTCATAGCCATATATCTTGCGAAATTCTTACATGGGTACAATGGAGATCTAAAACCTTCTTCTTTAAAATATGCTTCAAACGTTTTTGCAAGTTCCATCATAGTCCATGGTTTTTGTCTTTCGTCTAAAACTTTATGCATTTTGTGTGCACATTTAAGAGGCGCATCGATTAACCATTGAGCAACTTTTGTTCCTTTTGGATAATATATTTGAAATAAATCAGATCTTGCATGACGATTTCTTTCAAACCTTTGTCTTAATCCTTCTTGTCCATTATTGTATAATGCTTTAAACGTTCCCCAATGTTCATTTGAAAATGAGAAAGCAATTGTGTACCAAATCTTTTCGAAATTTCTTAACTTTATTTTACTTCCTTCATTCTGTAAAAATTCTACATATGGATGTTCGTCCCAATGTAATCTATGCGAAAATATTTGAAAATCATCTTTTAATAAATCATCTTTTCTTTCATCAAACTTATCACAAAATTCAAAGAACTTTGCTTTACGTTCATCGAGAGTATATTCTTTCATCCATGTTTCTGTAGGTTTACCTTTCTTCATAGGAACCTCAACAGTATTTGGATATATTATATTATGTTCGTTAGGAAATAGCATTATACGATTTTACCATTGCTTGGTATTCTTCAACTCCAATATTATTTTCATTCAAAACTTTTAGATCCGAAGGATGAGCAGTTATTCCATTAAAGGTTTTTACTAAACCTAAATCTAACATTGCTTTCTGTCTTCCTCGAGGATGATCTTTAATGTCACTACTTGACCATATTTTATCAAAATCTAAGTGAGCATAGTCTGCTCCAGGTCTTATATAGTTTTCTACCCATCTTATATAATCACAACAAACATCTTCTGCATTATAAGGAACACTTCCTGTATCTTCAAATATTTGTGTCATTACTTCATCTAAAAATTCTTCTTTCTTTAACTTATTATTGTTTTCGCCGAGATATGAAATACATTCTACTGCATTGGTTCCATAATAAAACATACTTTCTCTATTAACAAATCCTGGAAACCAATCGGCAATATCGGCCACAACTGCTGCATATTGAAATGCATATCTTCGTAATCCGTGTTGTTGATTCCAACTTAACATGAATTCTCCGATTTCTCTGAGGTCCTTTCTTCCATGCGTTTCTAAAAATCTTGCTAATTCGTATGCAAGTTTAGGTACATATTCACAAAGAAAATAATCTCCACCTTTCTTATATTCATCTGTAGGTTTTGGAAATGCAGGAAATTGGTAACCAACTGATGTATAAAATGGTTTTCCCATTTTACCTTCAGCTTTAATTATTTGTTTCATCTCTTCTATATTATCTGCTAAATGCATTTTAAATAATATTGTATTATGATATCCAGAAGGTTTTGTTGCATAATTAATTGCACTTCCAGTTATTCTATGTAATATAAACAAAAATAACCAAGTGTCTAAATCGTGTTTCTTTCCTGTCCAATTATTAGCTACGAGTTCCCGTTGAGGTGTGGCTTCCCCCGCCTGCATGCGGGCCCAATAAGGATGATCTTCTGTCCATCCATAAAAACAATCATTAATTATTTGTGAAAATCCTGCATACTTACGTTCTACAACATCGTAAAGTTCAACGTTATGCATAAGATCATCATTCATACCACTTTTCATATGTGGCATAAAATTTGGAACATTACATTTTTCTTGTTGATCTTTTGCTAGATAAAAGTATCTTATAAAATCATCATAATATCGAGTTTTTATCATATAATGCTCATTAAATTACGTAATAATAGAATTAGTCCTGCACCATTTAATATTATAAGAGCTCTATCATTCCATATAATTGCAACCCATAACCATAGACCAACACCAATACATGATAATGATACATCGGCTAATGCAAATCCATCTAAACCTCGCATTGACATCGCAGTTAATACAAAAATACTTGCGACCCATTTAATATACCAATCTTTTGTATATTTTGGTGTAGCAGATTTAAATATTCTTTTTGAATGTTTTAATTCTTTTTCGTCAAATTTTCTCTGTTCTTTTGTCATTTTTTCATCTTAATAAATTGATAAGGAATTCCTACTTCTTTTAATAAGTTTTGTGTATGCGCACATGAAACTTTCCATTTTTCTGGAGTTGCACCATCATAAGGAGATACAACTCTTGTAATTCCAACTTGAACTATTGCTTTTGCACATTCATTACACATTGGTAATCCATACACATATAATGTAGCTCCATTTAATGATACACCATGAAACGTAGCATTATAAATGCAGTTCATTTCTGCGTGTACTACATATCGATATTTTACATCTTTATCATTATATCGATCATCGTCCTTTACACCTCTAGGAAATCCATTATATCCTTGAGATAATACTTGACCTTTATCACCTACAGCAACAGCACCAACTTGAGTACTTGGATCTTTACTCCAACTTGAAACTTGTTTCGCCAATTGGAGATATCTTTCATCCCATTTAAATCCTACACCTTTATTCATTATTTCACCAAATTGAAATGTTGTTCGTACACATGTAAATTTTGTACTTGCCAATATATGTCACCGATTTCTAAATCAATAACATTGAATACTTGATCACCTTCTGCAAATTCTTTTAGATCATCAAGTAACTGTTGTCTTGCTTCGATTTGCCATGCATAATCATTACGATATCCAAATATTACATCATTGGATCGCATTTGTACCACACAATGTAACTTATTATCACGAATATAATATGTGACTGCATTTGTGCATATAAAATCATTCTTGCCATTTTCTTTGTATTCTTCCCAAATAGATGGACGTGTATAAATCATTGCTGCTCTACGTGAATCAGGATTATTAAGCAGTTCATGCATTACCTTTGCGTGTTGATGATAATATTTACTACTATGAATTAAATGACCATAATTAGAATTAATTTCTCCATGAACATTTGCTGTCATTTGCCATGCTTTAGGCGGTTCACGATCACCTTCGGGATATATATCGGTGATATTAGTTGATTGTGAATCATACCAATCTAATTCTTTATCGATATATTCATAATTAGGTACACCAAAGATTGCTTCTTCGTCTGCTAAAAACGAAGCACCAAGCATTTCGATTGTTTTACCTCCGTTTCTATCTTCAGTAAAATTATTACTGTTTAATTCACGTATAAAATAATCTCTAATTCCATCAATCTGCATCATTCTTAATTCTCCTATTTAAAAAGTCATGATCTGGTTTTTGACCATCCATTGTACCACGACAATACGAGACGATAAAGCTACAATAATTAATCATATCTTTAGCCGAATCTTCTAGCGATTCAAAGTTTGGTTTATATTCGGGATCGTGTTGCATAGCTGCGATTACTGATTGCATTCGCAGCATTTTTGCATGATTAATATCAAGCAACGTCATAACACCATTTGGATAGTAATCTGCTTGCTTGATTTTAGAATTTGGATTCTGATAATCATTCGCTTTTTTAGTTTGAAGTTCAATGCATTCTTGCAGGACTTTAACTGATTCTCTCATAATATATTTCCATTATTTAATAGTTAGTACTATTATACCACATTTTTAGGTGTTTGTACACCTTTATTTTTAACTTTTTTCTTCTAGATCTTGATGTGCTTGAACCATCTGATCATCGATTGTAGGTGGTATTATACCTGCTTTTTCATAAGACATTTCAACTAAACCTTCATCGATCAATCTTTGACGATTAACCATATGTGCTGCTTGTGTATCTTCTTTAGAACCACCAAAATATGGTACAGCATGACCATCTTCGATTAAAGCTTCAGTTACGTTCTTCATTACACCGTTATGTTCAACTTGGAAATCACCTAAGATTCTTCCAAATTTACCTTTCATATCTTCACCGTTTTTATTGATTTGTGTTTTTAGTATTGCAGTTTCTCCTAACATATTTATTAATGCTGCTTTGGCTGCTTTACCGAATACCTTTTCAACTTTATCTGAGGTTCTACTTTCTGGTGTATCTATTCCCATTATTCTAACTCTTTCATCATTTAATTGAACTCCAAAACCTAAATCGATATCCACATCAACCGTGTCTCCGTCTATAACGCGTTCTATTTTTACTCTGTACTCGTACATAATAATCTCCCATGATTATTGTTAAAGTACTATTTATAAAAATACGCTATTTATAGAAGATATGGTTATTAATTTCTACTGTTTGTTGAAGATAATCATTCCAATATGGATCTACATGATCCGCATGATACCACAAAGCATCTTCTGTAATATCTTCATATGTACCATCTAGAATTCTATCGGCTAAAAGAATTGCTTTTATCCAAGTTTTAGAATCTGTAGGTTTATCTGATTTACCATCACAAAACCAACTAAATTGACATTTATTCAAAATTGGAACCATATTTCCTTTCCAATTTTCTTGCCACTTTGCTTGATATATTACATCACATATAGTATTTGGAAATTGTCCATCCTCTACTCTGTTCATTACTACATTTGCTACTGCTATTCTTCCTGCAAGAGGTTGATTGGCTGCTTCAAAATATATGTTTTGAGCTAAACATAGTCTACCTTCAGGTTGTTGAGATCCTTCTGCTTCTTCAATAGTAAAAAACAATGCTAAAAGGAAAATGCATATCATAATGCATATATGAAATGGTACAAACCATTTTGAGCTTGAGCTCCAGATTGGGGGAATTTTTTTCATGATATTACCTACTATTAGCAAATACAAACTCAATAGCTCGTTCTGCTTCTTTTTCAATTGGACGTTTTAAATACCAATTTCCAGTTTCGCTGTCCAAATCGCGAACTAAAAATTCGATTTCTTTTGCGGTTATTGGATAACCACGAGATGTCGCATTTCCTGCGATAGAAACCATTATTTGATACATTCCATAGTACCAACCACCTGATGTTGTTCTTTTATATTCTTCTACTTTCTTTTGATTAACAAATGGACAATCAGAATAACCTGTCCATGTATAATCGGTATTTGTTAATCTTGATTTACGATCTTTTATTATAGCTTCACGTATTGCTGGAGGGAAATTTGCAAACATACCTTGATTAGGTTCAATATATGTATGTTTACTCATAAGATCTAATGGATTCATTAGATCACCATCATGTGAAAAGATAAAATTAAAACTATCTTTATATTGATTAGGAACATAATACATTCTACTTAGATCTTTAGTTTGTGCATCGGCAATATCTCCGATTTCTTTATTTAATGCAAACCAAAAATGTTTTATATCAACTTTGTTAATAGCAGATGTAAGAGGAAAAACCAACCGAAACTTAGGATGGTTAATACTAGAACTTGCAGTGCTATAACACACATACTTATAAGCTTCATACGTTTTTTCTATATCTTTTATATCACCGATATAATCATCAACATCTACAATACCAAAACCACCCCATGAAACTACATTATCATTCGCTCTTGTTGTATCTGGCAAATATGTTGCTGGACTTATTAACGGAGCTTGTTTTTTTGTAGGATACTTATCTGATGCGGCAAGTCGATAAAGAACAGATTCGAACTCGTCAAACGAATTATAATCCATTCTTTTATCGGTTTTGTTATCGTATATCGAATCAAATATCGTTAAACTTACCATGATTACCTTTATGACTTGGAGCTTTCCAATCTTCAGGTTTTACGAGATCAGGAACTCCGAGTGGATTTGGTCTAGATGATTTTTTACCAACTTCCTTTGCCATATTTGCTTTTAGTACTTCGTCCCATGCATTATACGCATTAATATCAAATGCATCTAATGTACCAATAGCTACAACGCAAAGATCAATTAATCCATCGACTAATTCTTCTGGATCGTTATTAGCAAAAGCTTTAACGGTTTCAGTTAGCTCTTCTTCTAAAAAATCTAATCTAAATGCTAGAAAATCTTTTAATTTATCTGGATTATCACGTACCCATTTGCGAGTGCCATAATGACCTTGCATGTTCATGATATCAAAAACCCAATTATTACTCATTTTAAACTCCTACAAGCTTAGTATCTGGCACAATGACTCCACCGAATCTTTCTTTATGTGCATTTGACATTTGATCTACGGCATCAACCATAAACATTACATGTTGTTTATCGATCGTAACACCTTTATTAATTTCAGTATAAGGCATATATTCAGCAACACCGATTTTACCTTCACCTGTTGGAACCATTATTAAAACATCGGTTACCGTTATAGAGCTTTCTTCTTCACCTTTAACGTTACAGAGAAGCTCTTCACCTGAAACTAAGCGTACTAATTTAATCATACTATTTTCCTATGTTGGGGTATATTATACCACATGTGTGAGGCTTTGTACATGCTTTTATGCAAAAAAGTCATCTAGAGTTGATACCTCTTCTGAGTTCCATCCGATAGCCTCTAAGATCGGATCGATTGAATCTAAAAACGTTTTCTTGAATTGTAACTCGTAATCAATGTATTTATGAAGACCGAATTCTTCAGGTAGATACGAAGGAAATGATATTACATTTTCGCGAATTGGATTTGGTATACGAAGATAGATGAATTTAATCTTTTCACCGTTTTGTATACGTTCGTATTTTTGTACAAGAGATTTATCTTGCAATTCTTTGTTGTAGAGTAATCCTCCACGTACGTGAATAGGAGTACCTTTTTTGTATATTGATTGTTTGTCTTTAAATGCTGAAAGTTTAGTTACACCACGAGGGAATGCGACTTCTTCTGGTGGTAATGTTTTGAAATAAGTTTTGAATTGATTAATAGAAGTTTGTACTGATGATTCATTACCAGTAACAATAACTTTGAATATCTGTTTTAATGCTTCTCGACATGGTGCTGGTGTAGAAGATTTAATAGCTTCAATACCCATAATTTTAAGTTTAGGATCTGAATAACGAACACCTTCGTTATCAAACACATTAAGAATATAACGTTTTTTGGCAGTCCATATACCAACATCTGCGATCACTTCACGTTTCATTACCATTTTATTTTCGATACCACCAAGTAAACCAAACAATTCAGAATACGATTTTTCGAGAATTGGTTCGAGTTTATCTTGACAGACTTTATCTAAGAAATCAATTGGATTTGAAGGATTAACTGCTTTGACTAGATCATCTAAGCATACATACACTGAGTCTGTGTCGATTGCCAATACATAATCTTTTGGTGTCTTAGGTTTAAGCACGGATTGTAAGTAGGTGTTAAGTGCCAATTCGGCCCATCGAATTGTAAGCTGTCCAGTGAGGGTAATTGCTTCTGCAATTCTTTGGTCGAAAAACCTGAAGTATCTGTTGCCCAAAGCACCGTAAAGAGAATTAAGCAACAACTTAATAGCCATTTGTTGGTTTTCGTTAATCGCAATATCTCGTTCGATTCTGTATAATTCTTGTTTGTCATCTTTGTTAACCTGCTGTAATTCTTGTTGAGCATTAAGCATAGCACGTTTAATGCTTACACGCTCGTCGTACATACCTTCGATAATAGTCGGTAATATACCTTTTTTATTTATATTAAAATGTTGACCATTTGCAGCAACACATTCTCCTGGACAATCGATCGAGAAAGTTCTACCTGTTGCTTTTGCATTTAGTACTTTGTCAACATCAATACCAGAAACATTACCGTTCATAATAGTTTCAGGAGACATATTATATTGCATAATGATAGATGGATATAGAGAATTTAAGTCAAAACTAACTACGTTTTTATGCATGCCAACAATAGGATCTTTTACGAAACCACCAGGATATGCTGACTTAATCTTTTCTTCTGCGAAAGGAACTATAACTTTTTTGTCGTAAAGGTTACGAAATATAATAGAATCCCATATTGCAGTTGTACCAAATGTATCACCATAATTAACACCACCACGATAAGCCATTGTCACTGCGAGAGTAATAAGTCCAAGCTTATCTTCTAAACGATCAACTAATTCAACGTCTTTGATATTATAATCTATGAATTTTTGATAATCGAATTTGTATAGATCGAATAATCCACTATGTTCTTCGTATGATAACTTACGTTCACCGAGAACAACATGAGCAATATGATCTAGTTTATATGATTCTTGAGGACCATACGAATGACCAAACTTTTTGAATAATTCGAGATAGTCCATTTGAGAAATACCTTGAATCTCATATGCAGTTTGTTTACGTTGCATAATTGTAACTTCACGTGCATCGATTAATCCCCATGGAGATAACTTTTTAGCCCACTGATCATCGAGTATACGAATCGTACGATTAATGATATACGGTATGTCAAAGAATCGCGTGTTCCAACCAGTAATTACATCTGGACAATGTGCGTCTGATGACCAATGTGTGATAAAATCAACGAGAAGCGCTGCTTCTGATTCACATTTTTTATAGACCACGCGATGTGATTTCATAATAGAGTTTGTAACATCATAGTCACCACAACCCCATACGTAATAAGTATTGTCTTTATTGTTTTTGATTGTGATCGCAGTGATTTCATGTAGAGCTTCGTCTGGCTCAGGGAAACCTTGATCTGATGCAACTTCGATATCAATTGAAGTTACGTTAATTGCATTACGATCGAATTGAATATCACCAGGATATTCGTCTTGAATATATGTAGATATGTATCTTATGTTGCCATAGATCTGTCTACCTGCAACATGTTTGTTTTGTTGAATCCACTCTTTGGCATCACGCATTGAGTCCATTGGGACAGGAGCAACAGGTTTACCATCAAGAGATGTCCATTGCGTTTCTTTAGGTGTTGTTACAAAAAGAGTAGGTTTGTATTTGATTTTTTTACGAACTGCATTACCATGATCATAACCACGATAAAGAAGCATATTGCCATAACGACTTACATTAGTATAGAATTTCACAAATCACCATAATTTTATATTTTATCACA